AAAAAAAGTGACTTTTAAAGCCGTTGTTTGCCTGTTATTTAAAATAGTTACGCTCTAATCAGGTGCAGGTTAGGAAACTACTATCCTGTCCGGTGATCGGTCAGTTTTTTGGAAAAAAGTGTATGACAATTTTTAACATTATGCCATACAAAAAGGGAAATATTCAAAAAAAGTGTATGGCATAGCCGAATAGTAAATAATATCAATAAGATAAAACGTTTCAAAAGTATAATATCATCAAAAAAGTGTATGGCATAATATTAAGAAAACTGCGCGTATCTTTCTGGAAAAAACGCATTATCACGGTTATAAATAATGTATGAGGTTAAAATATTTTGACCTTTACTATTGTGTATGGCATTATGACATATGCAATAAGGGAGATCTAAATATGAAGACAGCCATATTCTGGGGTACACACGAAAACTATTATAATAATAAACCTGTAATATGCAACCCGAACGACGAGCATTGGGCTATTGCCAAAATGATCGAGGATTATATTGCCGGTGCCGAGATTACGCCCGGATATATACTTGGTGTCTGGGACCCTATTATGGTTATTGAAGCTGAAGACAATCAGATAAACAGCTTCACTGAAAACAATATTCCTTCCAATGTTTCTGAATCAATCCTCTATACCGCATATTATTTTCTTTACTATTCTCCTAAAGAAAAGGTATTAAACCTCTCTCATAAGCATTTAAAGAGAATGGCTAAAATATTAAATATTTGTACTGGATGGGGTGAAGATGAAACAAAGAAAACCTCCTTTAGGTTACCGGAAGGCATTTTACGGCCATTATTAAAATTAACGAAAAAACAACATACCGAATTCTTAAAAAGAAAATTAATAAAGCATATTGTAAAAAAAATATTCAAGCCTGGAAAGTTTTGGCAATATCTACAAAAAGAATATAATATCGATCATTTGATCATACCATCGCCTATCCACTGGATTATTGCAGGGGATGAAATTATTACATCATGCGATCATCTGCCAAAAATTAAGTTACAAGATGATGGTGGAAATAGAACATCCACATCCCGCTTAAATGCCGGCTTAGTGGAAGGAATAAAGTTAATAGCAGAGCAGGAAAATAAAAGTGTAACCGAAGTTTTTAAGGCGGCTTTAATAGCATAATAGATTTAACTATGGGCTCTCCCCGACCTTGCGTTTAATATTGGTCGTTATTTTATAATATACATCAGCGCATGATTATTGTCCTGCGGGAAGACCCGTATCTCCCTCCGTCGGTGTTCCACCGATAACCTTAAAAAAATATATCCGCGAGAGATCTTCTTTTCCGTGACGGCGGAGGCGATCCACTTTAAAACCCTTTCCGCGTTGTTGAGAGAAATGAAATCCCTTACATGGCGGCCTACTATCTCACTCGGTGAAAGCGGCCCCTGGAATAATTCATTAACCCAGGCATCACAAATATAACCAAAGCTTGATACGGTCGCCTCAATTACAGTCCGGTTATTATTTACAATCCAATGCGGCAGCCAGGTCGATCTATCCGCCCTGGCAGGCGGCTGCATGATTTCGAAATCCACCCGGGCGAAGCTATTTATAATTAACGGCCTCTGATGTTGACTTTAACTTTTGTTTGATTATTTTCTCGTGCTGTTCTTCCAGAGCTGTGACCCGCTGCTCCAGGCTCTTCTCTGTGACCAGGGCTTTATGAAAAGATTTGATATTCGCGCTCAGGGATACCGAGTAATCCGTATCGGATGTTAATATCTCCCTGGTCATGGAAAGCAGTTCCCTGTGAGGATCGTCTTCCGGGATGTCACCCCCTACCCTATCCTTTATATAAGGATCACCCTCGCCTTTTAAGAGATAATCAAAATTCACATTATAGGCATATGACGTTGCTAAGAGGAGTGTTTTATTTGGAACAGCTCTAAAATTTTCAATATCAGATAAATAACCCTGCGATATACCTATATTATTAGAAAACACTACGCCGGAGAGTCTTAATTTTAATCGCAACTCCTTTATTCGCTGGCAAATATTATTGTCTGTACACGATTTTTTTCTTGACATGTTGTCGCTTATCGGTATATAACTGTTATAAATTTCAACCCCCAAAATAGACAAGGAGGTATTGTGATGTGTCCTAGATGTGGAGCAAGTATTGAGATTGATCATGCGTTCTGCTCAATGTGCCGGGCGGATCTACGGCCTTTCCAGACCACTGTGCCGCATGCGGCCAGGGCTATCATCTCTGGGGAGAGAACGCTCCCAAGTTTAACGGCTGTCCAGCTTGCGGGAGCGCTTCGCTTACTCCTGCGGCCCAGGCTCCGGCTTAAGGGGCTTTAGGCATTTGTGGCAAAAGAGGGCATTCTTATGTTGAATGCTCTCGCCACAAGCCGGGCAACTGTAGATCAATTTACTTCCACAATAAGGGCACCCTTTCAGCGTGTTTTCATTACCTTGGACGCTGAATTTACACGAAGGATTAGAGCATATAACGTATTCGAGATACATAGCGTTTCCTTTATAAGGAGTTAAAAAATGGACCAAGACAAAAGAGAAACTTTCGCAAATAAGCTTATAAACACCCTTGAAGGCCTTACGGTTTCAGAGGCTCAGGATACTTTGACTTTTACCTGGGCGCACTTAATTGAGACGCAGCGGGTTACCGCAACCGCTCCAATTCCCGACGGAAGCCCTCAAAAAAAGGTTTCTACGATAGCCGAAGAAAAACTCAAAAAAACCACAAAGCTGGCTCAGTCATATTATAGGGCTCGACGATCAAAAGTGTGACTGTCAAATCCTGCAAATATTTATCCTGGCTGTCACCTTCGGTAGATTTATGATGACGCCGATTGAAGGAGCTTAGATCTTCTGTTCGATATCAACCAAGCCCTTAGCGACAGACTCGATGACCGCTAAAACAGTTGAAGGGCTTTTGGCTATATCAGGGTCAAGACTCACAGCTTTTATATCAATTAAGTGTTCAACAATGCCCGCAGCCAATTCAACAGCTTTTGATTTATCTATAACCGCTCCTTTCAGGAGGTAAATTTAAGATGCATCCCGCAGACATACAGGCAGAGCTTAAAAAAGCCGGGATCACACAAAAGGCGATCGCGCTCGAATACGGGTGCTCTGAGTACCACGTGTCACGTCTTATTAACACGTGCTGGGGCTCCGAGCCCCTCATGGTCTTTATTGCGAAAAAGCTCAGCCGGGAACCCTATGAGGTTTTCCCTCAATACATATTAAGGACGAATCGCCGTGACCGCAAACAACAGTGATTTTATTACCGTTATTAATAACCCATCAAACAGGGTTTTGCAATGTCTAAGGCTCGTAAAAAAATAAACGACCGGCAGATCGCTTTTGATTTTGACCGCGCGATTGACGACTACGGCCGCCTGAAAGAGACCATTATACGGAAAACCGAGACAGTGCCTCTGCCGACCCAGGGCTTTGAGGATGCCTGTGTTAAGGTTGCTGTGGCATGTAAGCACGCGATCCGAAAAAAGGGGTTGAGCCGCGAGCAGGTGTGCGACGGCATAAATGAGTATTTCGGGTGGAGTGAGCGTTTATCAATCCACATGCTTAACCACTATTTGAGTAAACCTACCGAGTATTATCTTCCAGCTTATATGATTTTTGCTATCCAGCGTGTGACCGGCAGTCTTGAGCCGGCAAGTGTGTTTGCCGAGGCGGAAGACGGCCAGGTGATAAGCGGGGATGAGAAACGCCAGATGGCCCTGGGCAAGATCGACGAGATGGTCGGCGAGATGCAGAGGCTTAAAAAAGAGCTTAAAAACGGGTGAACTATAGATGTTTCAGGAGATATCAATAAGCGGGAATCAGGATGTCTGAGCGGGTGAGCGCAAAGGATATCGCGTCTGCTCAGGGTGTGTCAAAGCAGGCGGTCGTCAGCCGGGCAAACAGCGCCGGGTGGCGATACAGTGTGGGATTTAACCGGGCGAGGCTTTATGACGTGGATTCACTGCCGGAAGATGTGAAAGCGGCTTTATCTCTCTCAAAAGGGAGGGACGCTCTATCCTTATATAATAAGGATAGGGTGACGGTCGTGTGCCCGGATCTAACAGCGGAGCAGAACAGCATCGCCCTTGCCCGCTCCGAGCTTGTAAGGAAGTTCAGCGGGCACAAGGAAAAGGCAAACGGCAAAAAAGGCAAGGCCGCCCGCACCTTTATAAAAGGATATAACACGGGCAATTTGTTTCCGCGCGTGTATGAAGTGCTGGGTGCTACCTCTCTTAAGACAGTGGAGCGCTGGGTAAAGCAGCTTAAAGACGCGAGCTTTGAGTATACGGCGCTTGCCCCCAGATACGGGAACCGCAAGGGGTGCCGCAAGACATCGGATGCAGAGGTTCAGGCGGTGCTCCAGTTTGCGCTCCATCCGAACAGGCTGAGGAAAAGCGAGGCGGTGCGTCTTGCGAAACTCAAGCTAGAGAAAAACGGGGTGGCCTCTCCGAGCAGCGAGGCGACGCTTTTGCGCGCCTTAGATGACTGGGGGAACAGTAATTTCGACCAGTGGGTGTTTGCCCGCGAGGGAGAAAAAGCATTAAACGACAAGGTGCTGCCCTATCTTGAGCGCGATTCAACGCTCCTTGAAGTGGGTGACGTGCTGGTCGCAGACGGCCATATCTTAAATTTCAACGTGCTGCACCCTTTCACAGGCAAACCGATCCGGCCGACGCTCCTTTGCTGGTACGACTGGGCAAGCCGCATGCCGCTTGCGCGGCAGATCATGGCCACGGAGGACACCCAGTGCATATCGGCCGCTCTAAGATCCGCTATCCTGCGCCTGGGGAAGGTCCCGCGCGTGGCGTATCTGGATAACGGACGGGCGTTCAAGTCGAAATTTTTCACCAGTAAAGATATTGATTTTGAGGAGATGGGCTTTTACGGCCTTTATGCCAGGCTCGGGATGGAGACGATCTTTGCGTGGCCGTATCACGGGCAGAGCAAGCCGGTCGAGCGGTTTTTCGGGACGTTTTCCGAGCTTGAACGGCTGATGCCTACATATTGCGGTACATCGATTGCGAACAAGCCCGCGCACCTTCATAGGTCGGAGAGGCTTCACAAGCGCATACATAAGAAAAGATACGGCGACTGGACCCCTACCATTGAAGAGGCGGGCCGGATAATAGAGGAGTGGTACGAGGCTTATGCCGGCCGGTCGCACAGAGGCCTTAAGGGACTGGCACCTGTTGACGTGTTTGAAGCCGGCAAGGGGCCGGGTGTTGATGCGGCCGAGCTTAACTACCTTATGATGGCAAGCACTGCCAAGGTGGTGGGCAGAAACGGCGTGAGTATGTTCGGCCGCCACTACTATGATTCGGCCCTTTACGGACTCAGGCAGCGGGTGATCGTGAAATACGATCTCGAAGACTTAAGCCAGGTCTTTGTCTACACAGAGGACGGCACCCGCCAGATCTGCCAGGCGCAGCCTGTTCAAGGCGTGCATCCGATCGCCCGGATCACCGGGACCAAGGATGACATTGCGGCTGTTAAGGCGGGGATCGTGCAGAAGAACTCCCTTAAAAAGTCAACCGAGTCGACCGCGCGCGAGTGGGTGGAAAACGCTCCGCGGCTGATAGATGAAAAATACGGGGCGGTGGAAGCACCCGCCAGGCCGGCCGAGCCTGAAAAACAGACAACCACCCAGGGTGAGGCAGAGCATATCGAGCGGCAGGCCGAGAAGATGAAGGTGCTTGAGCTTAAGCCCAGGACGGTGGAGAGCTTTGACAGTGAGCCTGACAGGTACGAGGCGTATCTTGAGCGGGAGTCAAAGGATGGGGTGCTTGGGCCTGATCAGAAAAAATTCATGCGGTATTTTGAATCTACCGAACTTTATAAGGAGCTTGCGGACCGGTTTGAGTTTCTGCGCGAGCTCTGGCTAACAGATGAGCAGGAGGTGTGTCTATGAACGGGAATCTGCTTAAAAATATCTTTGTACAAACTCAGAACGCAAAAAGCTTTATCACCGCAATGAAAGAGGCTGAAAGGGCCGCAGGCGAGCCGAGGCTGCTTGTGTTCTGGGGCCAGGCAGGCAGGGGTAAGACGACTGCCGCGCGGTTTTTCTCAGCCCAGGAGGGCTGGACCTACTGCCGAGCAAAGACACTGTGGAGCGAGCTGTGGATGCTCCAGGACTTGTGCTTTGAGCTTAAGGTTGACCCTGTACCTAAAAGGAAGAAGCCCTGCTTTGAGGCGATTGTGGCACGGCTTGAGGATGACCCGGACACGGTGATCGTGCTCGATGAGGCGGACAAGGTGAGCGCGAGCGCGCTTGAGGTGATAAGGGATCTTGCGGACATTACATGCGTGCCGTGGGCGCTCGTGGGCGAAAAGCTCATCATGCACAAGATGAAGCGCGAGCGCAGGATCTGGAGCCGGACACTAAAGGCTGTCGGCTTCGGGCCGATATCTGCTGTGGATGTGCTCTATTTTGCCAAAGAAGCGGCAGGTTTAAAGCTTTCAGCTGCCCAGGGAAAGAGGATCGAGGAGGCGGCGGAAGGCGATTTCCGGCTGGTTGTGCGCGATATCCGGCGGATAAAAGAGATCATGATCGCAAGCGGCCATAATGATCCAAACGATGATGTAATAAAGCGCGCCCTGGCGCAGGGCTTAAGGGGTAACTGATGGCATGGGGTGATATGGCGGCTCAGATACGCAAGGAGGCAAAGACGATGGGCGTGTTTACGCCTTCCGCGATTGCCAATGCCGTAGCTCTTGAGCGCTACTCCCAGAGGAAACAAGTCAAGAATATGCTTCGGGATTTTGTAAAGCGCGGCGAGATCGAGCGGATCGCGACCGGCCTTTACAAATACAGGGGCCTGACGGTGAAGCGCACAAAGCTTGAGGTGGTGTGGCACCTGGTAAGGAGCCACCGGACGTTTACGGCGGCTGAGATCGAGCGCCTATCAGGCGCCGCAAGGCCGACCGTACTTGAATACCTCAATTGTCTTAAGGGGTTCGGGTATTTGCGGAAAATTGACAAATACCACTGGCGCCTGGTCAAGGACCCTGGGCCGGACGCGCCCGTAAACACTGCCAAGTGCAAGAGATTGAAAGAGATACGGAAGACGGCAGGAGTGACGCGAACTCAAGGAGGACTGTCATGAAACTTAAAACCAGCAAGGTGTGTCTTGATTGTGACGAGATCTTTGACGGTGAGTTGACTCAGTGCCCGAAGTGCGCAAGCCCCGCGTGGGCATGGATAAACAGGTGGCTGGGGCCGCCCGCGGGCAGGCAGATTATAACCAACCTGGGAGCAGGAGATGGCGCTCACAAGTAAACAGAAAGCGCTTTTGCATATCGCGCCCCAACGGCTGGGCATAGACGCCGACACGCGCCTGGACATCCAGGCCGATATCGGCGGCGCCCGCTCGTCAAAGCACCTGGACTATCAGGGCTTTCTCGCCGTGATGCGCTACTACGAGGGCTGCGGTTTTGAGTGCAACCTGGGGCCTGAGCCGGGCAAGGCACACAGGCCGGGCATGGCAACCGATAAGCAGATAAAAAAGATATACGCGCTGTGGTGGAGCCTGGGCGCTGCCTACTACAAGAAAGGCCAGGAGAGGAAGGCCTTGAGGGGCTTTTTAAAGAAGCGTTTCCGGGTGGATCATGAGAATTTTCTGTCCTTTAAAAAGGCGCACAACGTGATCGAGGCGATAAAGTCAATCGAGACCAGGGGGGCCTACGATGCATCTAGCAGACCTGGGGTTTAACACAAAGACCGGTTATCACAGCAAACAGCTCACAGCCACTGAGAGCAGGTTCCTGGGGATACTGTGGGTGAGCCATGTGGGGGCTAAAAACGCCCTTCCGGCAGACCATTTCGCGGCCATGTATCAGTTCAACGTGGAAAGGCAGAGGGTCAAGGAATTCCTGCGCCGACAGACTGTCACGCTGATGGGCCGCTATGACCTGGCTGCGGCAAAGAGGGAATTGCGGCATCTTCAAAATCATATACTTAAGGATCACGACCAGATCGCGGTGCTGTCAAAGGCGGGCACGGGCGGCGGTTATTACATGGCCGAGACGGAAGCGGAGGTGGATGCCTTTTATTCACAGTTCCGGCAGCGGGGCCTGACGGGTCTCGTAAAAGCCAGCCGCGGAAAGCAGGCTGCCCTGGTGGACCTGGTGGCGCAGTTGTCCTTTGAGTTCGAGGAGCTTGTGGATAAGACCCTGTCGGCAGGTCCTGTGCGGCCGGCAGTGATCGAGGCGCCGGCTCCTGTGGAAGTGGTGGACGCATTTCTTGAGCGCATGACGCGCGAGCCTGAAAAATTTGCAGATGGTTTGAGAAAAATCGGGCGCAAATACGGGGGCGTGCTGCTGCCGAAAGAGCAGATAACCGCTATGCAGCAGAAGGCGGCCGAGCTTCAGGAAATGGTGACGAGACTGACCGCGTGATTACAAAAAAGAGGCTGTATCGATGCTGGAGATATCGCAATATTTCAAAGAGAAATGGGCAGAGAGGGTCGGAGAACCCCTGCCCGCCGCCGGTAAGCTTGACTGGATGATTAAACATTCGCCGTATCTCCAGCGCTGCCTCGACCTTTACGAAGGCGGAAGCAACGGCAACCGGGGCAGAAAGCGCCGGGTGCTTGCCCTTTTCTGGATCCGGGACGATGTGGTCGTGAAAGTGGACACGATCAACCGCGTGGCCGTGTCGGTTATGACCAGGAACGTGGTGCCAAGGAGGTCGGCATGATCGGATTCTGCGAGCAGTGTGGGTGCGAGATACGCGTGGCTGATGACCTGGGCCGGGTGCTTGAGACAAAGATTCGGCGGCCGTGGCTGGTGGGATGTCCGGGTGCCGGACAGAAGGAGATTGTCGAGACCGAGCTTTTGTGTCGCGACTGCGCGGATGCAGAGGACCGGCTTGAGATTGACCAAGACCGACGAACTGCTGGGGGTGAGCGATGAACCTGCCTGAGATAGGAGACATGATCACGACGGAGCGCGGGATTGAGCTTTGCCGGCACTTCGGACTTTACGACCTTGTCACTCGGATTAAAGATAATCCGGGTGCGTTCAAGGAATGGAAATTCGACGGCTGCTCCGGCCTGCCTGATGAGCTGATGGGGCTTTTCACCGGGTGCGACTGGAAGGATATCACGTACAAGTGCTGTCTGCCGCACGATCTTTGCTACGCATACGGTGAGCCGGGAAACGAGACTGAAAGAAAACTGACAGATAGAATGTTCCGGGGGCGGTTAATAGTGGATGCCGGGATGAGACGTTGGGCCGCTGATGCGTTTTATGCGGCTGTAAGGGTAGGGGGAACCGAGGATTTCGGGCTGTCTTTTTCCTGGGCATTTGCGAGTTTTACAAAATGAGCGACAAGAAACTGACTTTGAATGATCTGCCGAAACCCGTGTTGGTTAAGCTGTTAACGGCGATTGCGAGATCAAATCTGATCAAAGAGGCTGATCTCGCGAAACTACTTCTGAAAGACAAGTTTCGACAGGCCAATAGGGTCATGAAAAAAGCCGATAAGCTCAAAGGCCTTACGCTCAAATCAAGTGCTAAGAGACAAAAATATGCAAAGCTCATCTATCGCGCAAAGAAACTCTATGACGAGGGTGTCATACTGAATGACCGATACAGCCTAAACGCACTTACATCTGAGAGGGTTGACTGATGACCGATAAGATCACATGCCCATATTGCGAACGTAGTTTCGACGTCGATCAGGCGGAGCTCGCCGAGCTGATGAGGCAAAGGGCTGAGGTGGCGGCGAAGCTGGGACAGCGGTTCTGGCGGCTGGCGAACGAGTATGTCGATGCGTTCCGGGCCTCCCCTTCCGGCCGGATCTCGATCAAGCGCCGGGCGCGGATCATCGAGGGCCTGGCCGCGCTGGTTGAGATAGCCGAGTTTGCGCTCGAGGGGCACCGGTATAGAGTGGACAGGAAGATGATTACCTCTGCGCTCACGGCCGTGTGCGACGCCCAGAAGTTTGGGCTCAAGAACCACAACTACCTTAAGCGGGCCTTGGTGTCGCACGGGGCCGAGCGGGTAAGCGCCCAGGGCCTTACCGCGAAACAGGAGCAGGCCATTGAGGCCGCACGGCTCGCGAAAAGCCGGGCGACAAGCTCGAGCGCCGCCTTATCGAGCGAAGAGGACGAGATATTATCGCGGGACGAGATCACCCGAAGGGCCAGGGAAATTACCAACCCAAACACGAGGTGAAATCATGGGAAAAGGAAAACGGCGGGATGTTGAGCAGGCATTAAAGAACGCGGGGATCGTCTTCCCGGCGGTCAGGGCCAACAAACGGGCTAAAGAGATGAGGCAGCTTTTAAACGATATGCTCGGATTTAATGACAAATCTCTGCACTTCGTGAAAGGGGGTGCCCTGTGACACTTAAGAAGATCTACCCTGTGTATTGCGCTTGGTGTGAGGAAAAAGGGCGTGTCACGCGGGTTGGATGGGCTTCTGTGTCGCATTCTCACGGGATATGTAAGGAATGCAAGAGGGAAGTGCTCGCGGAGGCAAGGGAATATATAGCACTCAAGAGGATCGGAAAGGGCACGCCGCTCAAGATTTGCAACGGAGACGGAGATTGAGCAGAGAAGCTGATAAAACGGGATCGGATGCGCACTGGATACGCGATGTAGCAAGGAACCTGAGAAAGCGCCGGTTTTCCGGGCGCTTCGGGCTAATTTACCGCAACGGAAAAATTGTGGCACATCATAAAATAGAAGTCGAAGGCGAAAGAGTACAGGGCGGGGTTGCTCTGCCGAACAAAACGGCAAGGAGCCGATCGCAGGCAAAAGTTAAATAATCTGTATTTATTTAGTGATAAGTCATTTATTGTTGTTTATTATTATACAGTTGCTTGACAATATACACGCTCAGGCAGAGGGGTTGCCTGGGAACGGCCGAAAGGCCGGGATCGGAAGCGGCAGACACCGGACCGGTTCATCACCTGGAAAAAAGGGGTGATGGACCGGTCTTTTTTTTGTGGAGCAGAGAAAATGAGCAAGACGGCAAAAAGGATTTCAAGACTGCTTGATGAGGCGGCGCTCCTTCTGGGGGAATGCCGGCAGTTGCAGCGGGAGGCATGGGATGAGCTCGATATGCTGGAAAAACGTGAGGCACTTTAAGCGGCATGAGTTCGACGACCCCCTTTATCCAGGCAGCGGGGATCTGGTAGACGGGCAACTGCTCATGATGCTCGATGACATGAGGCACGAGCTGGGGTGGCCGGTAATCACACACGCGGCAGTCGGCGGGTGCGTGGACGTGGAAGGAAGCCACGGTCATGCAGACGACAGTTATCACTTAAAGCGCATGGGCTGCAAGGCGGTTGATTTTCATTTTGCCATGAAGGCTACGAGCAGGCTTCAATTTTACAACGTAATGAAGTGCGGCTTTACAGGTATCGGGGTTTATTACGACTGGCACTGGGCGGACCGCTTGCTGCCGGTAGGTTTTCACGTAGACCTGCGGCCCAAGGACAGGACTCAGATCTGGACGCGGGTAAACGGCAGATACTTTTACCTGCTGCAACAGTAAATAGCAAAAAGGAGGGACGGGCAATGAGACGTAGACCGATTAGTTTTACAGGCATAATGATTCTGTTTTTTATGGCGGCGGCGCTCATGTTTTCAGGGTGCAGCGGGGTGACGGTAACGGCGCCTGATCCGGAGGTGACCGGGATAATTTTATATGAAGCAGGCTACGACCTGGCCGCGATCGCGCTTGCGGATCAGCCTGAGCGGAGGATCGAGCGGGCGGAGTTTGCGATCGGCGCGGCGCTGGCCATGCTTGAGGAGGAGAAGGATCTGGGCAAAGTGATCAGCGGCATCGCGGATTTTGTCGAGACATACGACGTCGGGGATGAGGCAAAAGTCGAACAGTGGAAGCCGGTAGCCATTTCCGCAGTTCGTATATTAAAAAGCTTTATCGAACTCGACTTGGACATACCGGAGAAATACACACTTGCATTCATGTACACAAAGAGTTTCCTTGAAGGAGCACAGGAAGGCGTGAAAAGCCTTTCCTGAAAGCATTTAACACACTTTGTTAGTAACTTTAAATACAAATTGACACACAAACAACTGGAGGCACAATGAAACCCTGGTACAAACAAAAGACGACTCTGGCAGGAATCGGGGCTGTGGTCACGGGGATTGGGCAGATGATCGCGGGTGACTATGCCGGCGGGAGCCAGATGGTCGTGATCGGGTTGATCGGGATTTTCGGGCGCCAGGCAGTAAACAGGATCGGGAGCTAGGGAGACGCGATGGACCCGGCTATCTATCAGGAGGTGAAGCTCTGGGCGGGTATAGGGCAGTGGATATTCAACGCGCTGGTGGCGGCTTATCTTTGGTTCGCACGCAAGCAGACGGCAACCAATAAAGCAGTGTCCGGGGCCTACGCGCGGATAGAGCAGACGGAAAAAAGCATTATCCGCATAAATGGAGAGCTTTCCGGGCTGCCGAACCAGCGGCAGCTCGAGACCCTGGGTGAGAACATCCGGTCTCTAACAAGTGAGCTGGGAGAGACAAAGGGCCGGCTGGAGGGCCTCAACCGGGTGGCCGATCTGATGAACGAATTTTTAATCAATCAAGGTGGGAAGAGATGAACAATTTCAGTGAGCTTTTGGATTCGGACAGGCGCCTGGCGATACTCAAATCGCTCATGGACGGCGACGGATCTCTCAACGAGTCGATTCTCCAGACCGTGCTGGACATGCTGGGGCACGCAGTCTCCAGGGACAAGATCAGGACGGACCTCGCCTGGCTCAAAGAGCAGGGCCTTGTCACCCTTGAGACGATCGTAAACGTTCAGGTCGCCCATTTGACTGACCGGGGATGTGACGTGGCCGAGGGCCGGGCCGGCGTTCCGGGTATTAAACGACCTCGTCCGTCAGGAGGCAGGCAATGAGCCAGCAGTCCACCATCGTCCTGCTGCCGGAAGATATCCGGGTAAAACTCCAGGAACTGCTCAGGGACCCGAGGGTGACGCAGCTTGAGGCGACCAGAAAAATTAATGAAATTCTGGAAGCCGAAGGACACGATGACCGGCTTTCAAAAAGCTCGGTAAACCGCTACGCCGTGAAGATGGAGGAGGTCGGGCGGAAGCTGAGGCAGAGCCGGGAAGTAGCGCGGATGTGGATCGGAAAGCTGGGCAACGAGCCCCAGGGAGAGGTCGGAAAGCTCTTAAACGAAATGGTGCGGACCCTGGCATTTGAGGCTGTGGTGGACATGGCCGAGGGGTCTGAGCCTGTCTCGCCCAAGATGCTCAAGGATCTGGGTATTGCGGTTGAGCGCCTGGAGCGGGCGGCGAGCGAGAACGAAAAGCGTGATGAGGAAATCCGCAAGCATGCGCTTGAGGATGCGGCGGACGCCGTGGACGAGGCGGCCAAACAGCAGGGCTTAAACGAGGAGCAGGCCAGGTTCTGGCGCGAGAAAGTCCTGGGGGTGAGATAGATGGCGAGATCTGGAGACATAGAACGGCTTCTCGGCTGGGATGAACTGCCGGCCAGCGTGCGCGAGATCCCGGACGGGCTTGACCCGATGGCCGAGGGTGTGCTCATGAGCCATCAAGCCGTGTGGCTCAAGCGGCTCCACAAGAGCGCGCTCAACATCGCAGAAAAAGGTCGGCGGACAGGCATTACCTTTGCCACTGCACTTGACGATACCATCACCGCCTCGACCAGCAAGGCCGCGGGCGGTGATAACACGTTTTACATAGGCGACACACGGGAAAAGGGCCTCGAATATATCGGCTACTGCGCGCACATGGCCAAGGTAATGGCCTCGGCAATGGCAGAGGGGTGGCGCGGCATAGAGGTGTTCATGTTCGAGGATCAACAGCCGGACGGGAGCACGAAGCAGATCCAGGCGTACCGCATCCGGTATGCAAGCAGGTTCCAGAATGTGGCACTGTCGTCAAATCCTGCCAGCATCCGCGGCCTACAGGGGATCGTCAATATCGATGAGGCCGCCTTTCACCGAAACGTCCAGGCGGTGATCGATGCCACCCTGGCACTCATCATCTGGGGCGGGCAGATCAGGATTATCAGCACGCACAACGGCGCTAAAAACCCGTTCAACCAGCTCATCCACGACACCAGGTCGGGTCTGTACGCATTTAAGATCTTTCGCATTACGTTCGACGATGCTGTGGCAAACGGCCTGTACGAGCGGGTGTGCATGGTCAAGGGGTGGACACCCACGCCGGAAGGGAAGCGTGAGTGGTACGAGCTGGTGCGCGGGGCATACGGCGTGAATAAGGCGGCCATGCGGGAAGAGCTTGACGCGGTGCCGCGTGAGGGCTCAGGCGTTGCCATCCCGAGCATCCTGATCGAGGCATGCATGCCCGAGGAGCGGCCGATCCTGCGCCTTGCGCTTGAGAGGGAGTTCGCTCTCAAGGGCGAGGGCTACAAGAGATCATGGTGCGAGGAGTGGATCCGCAGGCACCTTGCGCCGGTGATGGAGGCGCTTGACGAAAAACGCGAGCACGTGTTCGGCCAGGACTTCGCACGGTACGGCAACTTTTCGATCGTGGCGCCACTTGAGATTCAGCAGAACCTGACGCGTAAAAGCCCTTTTATCGTCGAGATACACAACGTGCCGAGTCGGCAGCAGGAGCAGGTGCTGTGGTATGTGATCGAGCATCTGCCCAGGTTCCGCGGCGGGGCGATGGATGCGACAGGGCCGGGCCTTACGCTTGCCGAATATACGGCGGATAAGTACGGCAGGCCCCTGATCGAGGAAATCACGCTGAACGACGCATGGTACCGCGAGCACATGGTGCCTTTTCAGGATGCCTTCGAGGACCAGACGATCAATCTTCCAAGGGATGCGGACATCAAAAACGACCTGCGGACCCTGGAGCTGATCAACGGCATAATCAAACTGCCCGGACTGACTGTAAGGGATACTAAAAATCAGGACTTTAAACGGCACGGGGATTCGGCGATCGCGCTCGCACTGGGGCACTATAAGTCAAGGCACCTGAGTGGCGGACCGGTGGAATACATGGGAATATCAAAAAGACGATTTGCAGGCACGCGGGGTACCTACTGATGATACTCGACCAGTTCGGAAGAGAGATAAAGATTACCAAGGCGCCCGAAAAAAGACCCCTGGCAGCGGCGCCGGTGCTCGACTCGTGGCGTGAATATGTCTGTGCCGGGCTTACCCCGCAGCGGCTCACCGCCCTGCTGAGAGAAGCGGATGCCGGGGATGTCCGGCGCCAGGCCGAGCTTTTCGACCAGATGGAGGAAAAAGACGCCCACCTGCTGGGGGAGGCGGCAAAAAGGCGCAATGCCATCCTGGACATCGAGTTTAAGGTTTCCCCGGCCACGGAGGACGGCAGGGATGTCAAGGTCGCAAAGTTTGTTCAGGAATATTTCGATAATATGACGGACTGGGACGATACCCTGGTAGCCCTCCAGGACAGCGTGGGAAAGGGGTTTTCAGCCCTTGAGATCCAGTGGGACGTATCGACCGGGCAGGCCATGCCGAACGATCTGGATTTTATCGAGCAAAAACGTTTTCTCTTTACCGACCAGGCTGGTTATCTGCGCAAATACCCGCGCCTGATCTCGGACGATGACTCGATGGGTACCGAGATCCCGGCGTGGAAGATCCTTTTTCACCGGTACGGCGGAAAGGCGGGGCACGCGGCAAGATCCGGCATATACAGGGTGTGCACCTGGATGTACCTGTTTCGCAACTACTCGCTCAAGGACTGGATGGGTTTTATCGAGGTGTTCGGCATGCCGCTCAGGCTGGGGAAATACGACTCAGGGGCGAGCCAGGAGGATAAGGACGCGTTGATCACGGCCATACAGAACCTGGGCTCGGACGCGGCGGGAATTATCTCCAAAGGCACTGAGATAGAATTCATAGAGGCGATAAAAGGCAGTGGAAAAAGCGATAACCCGTATCTGGCGCTGGCCGGGTTTTGCGCCAAGGAAATAAGCAAGGCCCTGCTGGGCCAGACACTCTCAGCCGAGGTGGGGGACTCAGGCTCTTACGCTGCGAGCAAGACGCATAACGAGGTGAGGCTTGACCTGGCCAAGGCGGACACCAGGGCGGTCGGCGCCTCCGTCAGATACCAGATCATACGACCGATGGTAGGTTTTAATTTCGGTTGGGACACGCCCTGCCCAGGCTACAAGGCGATCTGGAACGAGAGGGAGGACCTTCAAAGCCTGAGCGAGACTTACAAGAACGTGGCCGCGCTCGGCCAGCCTATCGCGGCCGAGCATGTGAGCGAACGGTTTGGGATCCCGTTGCCTGAAAAAGGGCAGACAATCCTTCAGCCTCAGTCGCCGGGAATAGCCATGAAAGACTCTGATTTAAACGTAGCCGGGCTATTAGGCCCCGATGCGGGGCCTTACATGCCTGTTGCCGGAAAAGTCGCTACAGGGGCAGAATTCAACGCCCGGCTGAAAGCTCCGGAAGACCCTGACTCCCCCGCCGATACGCTGAACGCCCTGGGCGCGAAGGTGCTTGATGCGGCTGATTTTGATGGGCTCACAGGCGTGATCGAGAAAGCGCTTAACGATGCGGCAACGCTTGAGGAATTCAGGGACCGGCTTCTTGATCTTTACACGGAGATGGATGAAGCGGCCCTCGGTGAGCTGATGGCCAGGGGCTTAACTCTTGCCGAATTATCCGGGAGGTTCGATGCCGAAGAGCGCTGAATATATGAATCTGCCCTTTGACGAGGCGATCGATTTTTTCAGGCAAAAGGTGGATCTGCCCACCCGGACATGGAAAGACCTGTGGCAGGGCATGCACTCACGCGGCTTTGTGTCGGCTGGGGCCATGAAAAACGAGCTTTTAGCCGACCTTCACGGCGCGGTTCAAAAGGGGCTTGACACGGGCTCGACCCTTGCCGATTTCAAAAAGGAGTTCGGGGACATCGTCACCCGGCACGGCTGGAAATATAAAGGAGGCAAGGCGTGGCGGGCCGCGACCATATTCAACACGAACCTGAGCACGGCTTATTCCGCGGGGCACTACAAGCAGATGACGGACCCGGCGGTCCTGGCAATGCGGCCCCTTTGGCGCTATGTGGCATCAGGCTCAGCCGAGCCCAGGGTGGAGCACATTCAGTGGTACAATCTGGTACTGCCGGCGGACGACCCGTTCTGGAATGATCACACGCCCCCCAACGGCTGGGGCTGCAAATGCGGGGTCGTGAGCCATTCGGCACGCGAGGTCGAGCGTCTCAAAAAAGAAGAGGCAAGCGGCCCCTACCCTGTAAGGACGAAGGCCCCTAAGAAGGAATACTACGAGTGGACGGACAAAAAAACGGGAGAGATCCTCAGGGTTCCAAAGGGCATAGATCCGGGATGGGACTACAACCCGGGTAAGGCCGCGTGGGGCGAGCGGATCTCGCAAGACGCCATGAACGCCTGGCGCGCCCAGGGGGCCAAGGCCTATGAAAGGCTCACGCCTGGGGCATGGGACACGGCGGGCAGGCCGGAGCTGATCACGGTTGATAGACCGGTTGCAAAGGTAGGCAAGGCTTTTTCCGGGACGGCCCGGACTGCGGCCGCGCTCAAAAAGACCCTGGGCGGGGATGAGAAGATATTTTCGTTCAAAAAAGGGTCTTTTCGCTATGACATCGTCGCGAACGCAAACGCGATCGCCGAGCATCTGCCGGAGGGCCGCACACCTTTTATACCCTTTATCCCGGAGGCGCTTGAAGACCCTTTTGAGGTGTGGATGAGTTTTGAAAGGCACAAAGGCACGGGCAAATATGAGCTGCGGCAGAGGATAATCAAGGCCGTCGAACTTGACCGCGACCGGGCGGTCCTGATGGTGGCTCAAGCAAACGCGGGCCGCATGGAGGCATGGACCATGATACCTACAAGTGATTTGAAATATGTCAACAATCAGAGGCAGGGGAAGCTGATATGGGCAAGATAGGGTCTCAGGCGCCGCGGTTGCCTGGCCGCCCGGAACCGGCATAAGGACCGCGGCCCGTACCGGTTCCATCGGAAGAAAAATTATAGACAAAACAGGAGAGGCTGTCAAGTGGCGGGAGTGAGCATAAAGGTAGATATCGACGACAGAGAGGTTGAAGAGCTGCTTTCACGGCTCAGGGAGCGCGTTGAGGATCTGACGCCCGTCATGAAGATTATCGGGGAAACGGTTCGTACGTCGGTCGTCAGAAACTTCGAGAAGGGAGGCCGCCCTGATGCCTGGCAGCCCCTTGCTCCGGCCACTTTGAAAGGGGAAAAAAGAGGTGCCGGCATTCTGCGGCGCCGGGGGTTCGCGGGCGGGCTGCTGGGCTCGATCAACAGCAAGGCCTACAAGGACCGGGCCGTTGTGGGGACCAACAAGGTATACGGCGCGATCCATCAGTTCGGCGGAAAGGCAGGGCGGGGGCACAAGGTTACCATCCCGGCCAGACCCTTTCTCATGGTGCAGGATGAGGACTGGGACGAGATAAAAGAAGCGCTTGCCGGGTACATATTCGGACCGGCGTGAAAAGGGGGAAAGACATGCAGGTAGTGCACCTTTTAAAGGAGATTGATAAAGACGCGCCCACCGAGTTTCAGGTTCTTCCCTTCGGCAGGGTGGAGCTAGAGGGCGAGCCCGACGCGTATGTGGATGAAGACACGGCGCGGGCGATTCTGGCTGATTTTGAGCGGCGCGGAAACGACATGGTGATCGATTACGAACATCAGACGCTCATGGATGTGCAGGCCCCGGCTGCCGGGTGGATCAAAAAACTCGTGGACAAGGGCAAAGAGGGACTTTGGGTCGCTGTCGAATGGACCGCGCAGGCCAGGAAATATATCAACAACCGTGAATACAGGTATTTTTCGCCTGTCATGTGGCTTGAAAAAGGATCTCGCAGGGTCGCCGGGCTGAAGAATGTGGCGCTCACCAATGACCCGAAAATCAACAACCTTAAACCGATTATTTCAAAGCTCAACGAACAATCAACCCAAAAGGAGGGAGAAGAGATGTTAAAGAAAATTCTAAAGGCATTAGGCCTGGCGGATGACGCAGGCGAGGACAAGGCAGTCGAGATGGTGGAGTCTCTCGTCGCCAAGGACAAGGAGCTTGAAACAAAAACCGAGGTCTCGGCCTGCAAGGAAGTCCTTGAGGCACTTAAGCTCAAGGAAGGGGTGGACGCGGAGGCCGTTATCGCCAAGATCGACGAGCTAAGCGCCCCTGCCGGATCGGCGATTGAGCTGAGTAAGCAGGTCGCGCAACTGACCATACAGATAAACGACATAAAGCGGGATGACCTGGTGGAGCTGGCCCTTAAGGAGGGCAAGACCTCGCCTGATGAGGTGAAAAAGTGGGGCCTGGATCTGGCGGCTAAAAACCCAGCCATGTTCGAACAGGTCGTGCTCTCCCGGCCGGAAGGAAGCGTGATGCCGGTGAACGGTCTTCCGAAGGGTGCGCCCAAAAAGGGAGAGGCGATAGAAGAGGTGACTCTTACGGTCGCAAAGCTGATGGGAAACACGGAAGCGGACATCAAGAAATACTCGGCATAGCTTCCTTTAAGGGCGGTAAATCACCAACAACACAAAAAAAACAGGGAGGATGAAATTATGGCACTAACAGCTGATAAAGAGCTGCAATACACCGAGGGCGTGGAACTTCCGTTTCCGGTGGAAGAGGCAAAAACCATTTACGGCGGCAGTTTCGCGTGCGTGAACGCAAACGGATACGCCGAGCCGGGGGCTGATACCGCAGGTCTTATTTTTGAAGGCATCGCCACCGGCCAGGTGGATAACTCAGGTGGGGCGGACGGGGACAAACAGGTCGTGCTTAGAAGGAGGGGCCTTGTAAAGGCACTGCTTGACACGGCCATCACCCAGACGAACGTGGGAGATAACGTATTTCTGGTGGACGACCAGAGTGTCGACCTGGTCGCAAACGTTACGCACAACATTTTATGCGGGGTGATCGCGGGCTTTATCGACACGACACACGCGTGGATAGATATTGAGCCCGCCATCCGCCAGGCGGATGTGGCCACCCATATCGCGGACGA